TCACGATATAATTTGCTGTTTAAACAGACTAATTGTGAAAAGTCCATTTAAATAGACTTTAAATATACTTTGAATATACAAATACAGATCATACTCTGGTGAATAACCAACGTAGATATAATTGCAGAGTGATAGAAAAAATTCGTCGCATTCACAGTCTCTGGTTATTGTTGTCATATAACCAGAATAGATTTTCATTATTTTGATTCGTTTCCTCACTGTTAATAACTCGCCAACTTTGTTAATCATAATTTTTCCACGGTCTTCTATTTTGATGTCCATATTTTTTCCTCCTGATTGTTTATTCGGAAAAAACTTAAAAAATTATTGTATTGTAATTTATTTTATGGCCCCAAAATATTGTGTTTTTTAGAGAAGAACAACTTTCTTTATTTTTAATATTTAGATATAATTATTATTAACATTAAGTCCTAAGGATTTCATGGGCTGGAGCTACCAGTAAAATAGCAATTTTAAAAAAAGGAGGTTGGACTATGGTTGATACCATCCTTGCATTAGTTGGAGCATTTGCTGTTTCTTTCGCGGCAAATATTTTAGCTGATGTTGTACATGACCGTCGCCACAAACGATAGTCCGTGCATAACAATTTTTTTCATAGAGTTAGGACTGCAATCCTAGCTCTTTTTTTACATTCTAACAAAACAAAAAAAGCGCAGTCTGCAAACTGCGCTTTAGAAGGTTGGATATAAATCCTTTAACAATTTTTTTCTTGCTACCAACTGGAAAGGTAGACTTTTGAGACTACAACACACAAACGCTAACAGATTTTGATTCGTATGTTTATCTTTATCTTACATTATCTTTATTTTAGTGTCAAGTGATTTGAGTGGTTTAGTACAACAGTCAAAACATATTTTAATAATCAATAGCGCATTTACATATCTGTTGCGTCAATAAGATAACTATCTTCAACCCATTGTGCAGACTCTGGATGATTAATTCGTGACCAACCGTTAAGTTTTTCGTACACTCTAACACGTGTTCCTGCTCGCAAGAATTCTTTGTCTTTTGCAGTAATTGTAGGACCTGCCTCTACAAAGTAATCTTCAGATAGCGTAGCTTCGTAGTAAGGTTGATTAGATTTCTCCAGTCGAGCCTCAACGGCTAGCTCTTTATCAAAATCAGACTGAGGTGCTGATTGAACAGTAGTAGAAGAACCTTTCCTAAAGACAATTTCACGAGGCCGACCGTTTAAATCCCAAATATAATTATAATCATTTTCAGTTATTCCGTCCGATCCATAATTGCAATGGATTGCCGTTGTTGGACTTGTCGCAATTAGTACATGCCCGAAAGCTCCTAACGAGCTAGAACCGTCACGTGGCGCCCAAATAATGACATCATAAGCTTGCATATCAAAAGTGCCATCAACCGCATCAAAAATCTTAGGATATCCAATTGTAGGTAGTACAGATTGCAAGCTTTCTGTGTTGTTTGTCATACTGATGCCAAGAGCTTTAGAGACCGCAGATGAGCAGTCCATCTCAATCCTACCATCACGATCAGCATCATTTCCGTACCTGTCTCCCATATCGTATTTAACAGGAATTGATTGTAATCTACGCATTTCTAATATACTATCTGTCATCTTATTCCCCCTTTTTTATTCGCTCAGCAGATACTTCAGGATTAACTACTTTCAAAGTATCAACTTTTAATACATCTGCTACTTTCTGATCACTTTGTTTTTTCATTTGATTTACAAATGGTTTAAGTTGTGGTGGGAACCCCCACCCTAATACTTCCCAATTTTCCAAAATTGAGTAAGCATAAGTCCAGATATAAAACATACAATAAGAAACTGAGACCAATTGATAGTCAAAAACACGAGCAAAAACTCCAACAGCAATAATAGTGATAGTTACAATTAAATGCCGTAGCATTCCGTTTGTGCCTATCTTGCTGTCAAATTTCTTTGTTTTAAAAGCTTTAGAATATCCTGTTAAAATGTCAACTACTAATAAGAAAATAAAAAACTGAAAAACAGGACTTTGAAAAACATCTTTCATGTTAACGAATAAGTCTGTTAGTGCAACGTTTGGTGTAATATCATTTGTCATTTATGCACCTCGTTATTCAGAAACAGGTTGGTCAGTTACTTTTTGATCAAGCAACTCTTTTACTACATCTCGCAGGTTGAATAATTTAGGTACTTCTTCAAATGAACAAATGCCATTTGCAACTCTACGATACCAAACGTCGACAATATAATGTTTTGTTGTAAAAATCATAGTAAATTCTCCTTTTTTTAACATATAAAATAGTGTAGTTATTATATTTAATATATTTTCCATTAAGCAGTACCAGATAGACTAGAAGTGATTAGAGTTGTAAGCTCTACAACTGCATTATCAATTTTATCTTGCAACTCTTGCTTAGTTTTTTCAGTTTGAGCTATTAAATCTTCAGTTGCTTTTTTTGACTCTTCGGTAGCCTTATCAACTTCTGCGATTTTAGTGCCAAGTAAGTTGAATTTTTCATTTTCAGCTCTCATGGGAAAATTGACTTGATAGATTGACTCCATCACTAAATCAAATAATTCTGTATTAGTTTTTTTCTCATGTTCGGTCGATAAGAAAAACGGCGTTTCCTGGCCGTTTACATTTAGATATACTACTAATTCAGACGGCGAACCGCTAGCGTCATAGTTTAAAGACTTCCGAACGTATTCGAACGGTAAATTTACTGCCATATTAATTCTCCTTTAAATTAACCAAGATACTTGTGTTCTGAATAAATCGCCTCTGCCTGTCGTTATGAGTGTCATTCCACCTTCAGCCCCTATTTGTAAATTACGACCAAATAAATGGTCTGTTGTCCATGCGGTAACACGTAACATTAGACCATTTGGAGGAACAAGTGATGATGGAACCTTACCAATATCCATGTTAGCATTTGCTGTTGTTGTCACTTCCATTTTAACAGTGACTAAATCGCCTGTCCGCTTATAGTAGACACCGCTCACGCCAGTTGAAATCCAGCCTGTATTTACCAGATTCGGGTGTGTGCTTTGCGTTAGATATTGCCAACCTTGCCAAGTGCCGGAACGACAAACCCTAAATGCAGTAATAACACCATTGAAATCAACGGATTGTTGTAACACATATTGGTGACTGTACCGTTGGACTATGATATGATGCCAAGTGTGTGACCCAGAAACTGCCGGTGGCAGATTGGTCAGGTTTGTATTACTACCCATATAAAAACCGGTGGTCTTATAATTATTAAGATCACCGGCTATTGTTATTTGAGTTCCGTCATTTGTTGTAAGCATTAATTGTTGAATTTGCTTGCCATTAGCAAAAATGTTACCGCCAACATATACATCACCCTGAGCGTCGATAACACCGCGTTCCCTAATTTTGTTAACGCCGATACCTGAACGGTCATAAGAAAAAACCACGCTTTCCGTAGCAACATTGACAGCAAACTCTGTCTGAGTAAATTTGTCAGAAAGTGTCCCAATGACAACCCATGATTGATTACCTACATAGCTGCCAGCCATATTAGCCTGCGAGTTTGTCAGATTAGATAAACTAGTCCATGTACCAGAAGCCGCTCCTGTATCTTCAGTGTAGGTTGTAGTCCCTAACTTAGCAACTTTAAATGAGAGGGTCATAGTGTTTTTTTGGCTACCTCCAACTGTTAGAGAGGCCACTTTAGCATTTCTTGTCACCGTAAATGTGCTAGAGGTTAAGCCAGTTCTAGCAATACTAAAACTAAGTGCTGGAGCAAAGTACTCAAGCACTGTAACTGAGACATCTCTAGTATCAGACCAACGACCACGACTATCAGAAACACTTGCCCTGATAGTGACGGTACCGTTATAGTTCATAATGCCCAAGGTTCCACCGTTCACATTGGTTGTTTGGTTCTTACCAACTATCTCAGCTTTGTATCCAGTGATAGATGAGCCATAAGACCCAGCCTCACCGCTAAAATTGACCTTGATGTTAGAGATAATCTGAATAAAGGTGTTACCTGGTATTAGATTTTGAGCTGCCGTGTTCAAATCGGATAGTGAAACTCCTGAAAATGTTGGTTTTATACTATCTGGAACACTTGCTGTCAGTGTTGTTGACTGTGTACCTGTCAGTGTGCTTCCTGAATAAGTATCAACATAGATAGTGCCGTTACCACTGGTAGAGTTTGGGATGTCACTAGCAAAATCAAGAGGAATAGTCCAAGTGGTAGAAGTATCCACACCACTTGCAATGGTTCCTGACTTACTTCCCCAAGCATAGCGGACAGTATGCTTGAAGCTAGAACTTTGTCTATTGATGTTTATAGTGATAGCACTGCCAATAACGCCAGCACCAACACTAACAGAGCTAGAGCGTGGGATAGTAGTAAGTGTAAATGAATTACCACCGATAGTTAATGTTCCAGGAGACCAACCACCGCTACCTGAGAAACTTGCCACCAGTCCAAAAGTCTTAGTACCATCTGCATTGTGACCAACTGTGATAGTTTGGTCTATCAGCATGATTGTAGAGTTGTAGCTGGTCATATTTGGACTACCTGACCAATTCAACCGCTGACCATTTAGGTCAACATATGCAGAACAACTATACTGTGCAAAAGTAGTTGTTGTATTAAGCAAGGCAAGTCTTACTCTAACCTGACTACTATTTCCTGAAATACTTTGAGAGGTTTGGTCTATCCATAGACGAATACGGTATCCACGGTCATTATTTGACCAAAATTCAGCCATAAATCACTCCTTTCTAACCTACATACCTGATAACGTTCATGTCAGGATTTAGGTGATACTGTTCTTCTCTAAAGCGTCCAATTTGGATGGTTTTTGAGAAAATACCATTTTCAATGTGAATAACGCCTTGAGAGATATACATAACCTCTACCCCTGCTGAAAACATAGAAATACGACCATTAGGGCTAAACAACATACTTGAACTACCGTCATTCTTACCAATAACTAAACCCTCATTTGATGAGCTCATGTAGGTATCAATGAAATTCCAACGGTCAGAGAGTTCCCCAAGATCTTTAGCTATAGTAGAGACACGCTGACTGGCTGAAATCAAATCATTTTCAGCCTGTGCTCTTGCTGCGTCGTTAGCTTTTACAAAGTCCTGGTAAGCCTTAATCCAGTTGTCCAATGTGTCAGCACTAGCTTTAGCATCTAGTTCAGCTTGTATAATACCTGCTTTCTCATTGAGAGCATTTAGTTGCTCTTGGGTTAAAGCGTCATCTGCTTTGGTGTCAATCTTGCTGTTCATTTCAGCAACCTGTGCTTCGTCTAATGCGCCTTTTGTTTTATTCCAGTTATATTTTGTAATATCTGTGCTTGCATTAACTGATGCATCAGTATAATAACCAAGAAAATCATGATTATTAGGCACAAACGAAAAATTTACAAATGGAGAGGAATTATAAAATGAAGCTTCATACAAAGTAAAAGCTAAATCTTTATCAGCAGAGTCACTTTGGAAAGTTATCTGAATAAAATCGTAATCACTCCTAGCAACTCCAGACTTCATGAAAAAATATTCTTCGCCTGGTTTTATTACTATTGTCGGAAAACTACCATTAAGTACCGTACCATCACCTATGCCATTAAAGACAAGTCTTAGGTTATTTGTTGAATGTGTATTTTTTAACCTGACAATTGTCCACAAAGCCTTTCCAGATGTACCATTTATTCCAACGAATGTTTTCAAAACATGAGTTCCGCCGGTAGTAGTTATCTTATAAGCACCATTTTCAGGAACTGATGAAACCAATGCCCCTTGATAACCAGGTAAATTAGCAAAACTAGGTAGTGAATCGTAGAAAATATCTTTTGATTTATTTGCATAAGCAGTATGAGGATAATATGTGACACCGTCAGTACCTTTATCACCATAAATACCAATAATTGCAGGAGTAGTTTCTTTTCTAGTGCCATTGCTGTATATATCAACATGATAATGCCAATGATATTTATTTATCACTGTTGCAATTTGAGGAGTACCTTTAACCCATCCAACAGTCGTTGAGGAGATACCTGTTTTGCTAGCTGATACTAAATAATAATTTTCAGTTGATACAACCCCATTACCTGTATCACCTTTTGCACCATCATTTACATTCAAGAAAGTGATTTCTTTGCTGAATGTGATTCCAGTTGTAACATCAACCTCTAATCTCAATGTCAATAAATCATTGGTTAAATTAGCAGGTTTGACCATGAATTCTAAACCTGTTGATAATAGTTGAGTTCCTGAATACCATCTTTGACCAATTACAGCAGCATCCAAACCATTCTTTTTGAAATTGAATGATACTGTTGATACACCTGTATTGTTTTTAAATACTGTTCCAGCTGTCGTATTAAATGCGATGTCATAGCTAGCAGGACTCTCAATTGTGTCTTGTAATGCTAAACCTTGAGCTGAAATTTTTGATGCTAAACGTTTGAAATTAGAAAATGTGACTTCGTTTGTACCTGTTAGCAAATTCCAAGTAATCTTCATCACTCGTAATGATCCTAAGATGCCATAACGACCAATCCCTTTGTGGTTGAGAATTACAGTGTCGCCAACTCTGACATCAAATGACCCTGTAACTTCAATAGTTTCTTTGCCGTAACAAACATTTTTTAGCCACTTCAACCCCTCAGACTCAAGTTTTGCGACATCATCAGTATCAATGTTTAATTTCCATAGCAAGTAATCATCTATATCTAGCACTTTTGGCATGTTTTCAGCAGCTATCGGTGCATAGATGCGATTATTTTTTTGATAAAACTCAGTTTGACCTTGCTCGTTTTTCCAAACTGTGCCACGATTACCAAGCCTCAATCCATCTTTGCCAATAGGTTCAATGGCTGTTTTAATATCAGTCATATCAAAAGTTCGGCTGACATCATTTGAGTTGTCAATCGTGATTTCAAAATCCCGTCTATTTCGGCCAACACCCTGATAGTTCACACCATCATTGGCTTTATAAATGTTAAGGATCAGCTTATCAAATTGGCCATTACGTTTTTGCTTGATTTCAAACTCACACTCACCGCCAAAATTGTTGATAATTGATATCAAACGTTTGTACTTAACATCTTCACCCTCATATTTGAGGGTTTTCTTACTTGTTGCTAGTTCGTTCACACCAATTTCAAAATTGGCATATGGAAAAAACTCCATTGCGGTTAAATGTTCAACAATTGTCCTAGCTGGTTGATTTTCATAAGCTAAGCAATTTTCACTTAACATTTCAAGATTGAAATAATCACCAATTATTGAAATGGTTTTTGATTTGGCATTTTCTTTAAATTTAACAATTGAAAATCTAAAGAAATCACCTAAAAATCTAAATGCAAGATAACCATTTTCCTTGATACCCCACCATTCACCGCTTTCCTTTGAAAATTCAAACTCAACCTGATGTGTAGACTCTTCAAAAAATGAGGTCAAGGATGCTTTATTAATTTTGATAGCATTTAATAATGCATTATCAGCAACTGCCGTCTCATGCATATTTTTGTCATAAAACGTTATTTGCACTATCTAAACCTCTTTCTATACTTGACTTTAACCGTTGGCAATGTCGTCAAAAAGCTTGAAAAATGCATTTTCATAGTTGATTTTCCAGGTGGCAACTTGATATATTCTGACCCTAAAACTGTGCTTTCTGGCATGCCATCAACTGTAACTTTGCCAATCTCATTGTTAAAAATAATATTTACATTATTAGGATACCTGTTTGGAACGTCCAAAATTACGGGAACGTGATGTTTTTGCCACATAAAATCACTAATGAACATGTCTGTCACTTGTTGACTACCTTTGTATTTAAGTAAAAATACATGCACTTTAGCGCTCTTCTTGCCTTTCAGATAATCGGATTGATGCTTTGTATACCCTCTCTCGTAAAATGTGATTACATCATCATTTCTATACATTGCCATATGTCCATTTGAGTTCATAAACGGATTTTCGTTCAGGATATGACTAGCCAAGAATGTTGAGCGTCTAACCATGTCATAACCAACGGGATTGTTAGGATTTGCAATCATACAGTTAAATTCTGCGATATTTGAGTTAGATCTCTTGATAGTCTCAACACCGTACAAGAAATTGCCATTTTCATCAGATACACAAACCTTAATTGCCGATTTTTGAGGCAATAAACCAGTGTGAAACACTTGACGCCAATAAATCGTGTCGAACAATGTCCCAACCTCACCATTGACATCAGCTTTTGCTGAATAGGTCAATGATTGCCCGTTAAGTGTATTGGTTTCTGTCCCAGAGTTTGCAAGATAAAGCCAATCAACATCAGAGATACCATTTGTTCGTTTGACAATTCCAAGCGTTCCTGTTAGCGATTGATACTTGTCATTGGCGATACCTACCCTCTGAGTTCCAGATGATAACATCAAATTAGCATTAAATGGCTTGAAATTAACCATCATTTCTGAATTTTGAGCGGTTACAGTATCAACTTCCTCAACATTGCCAATCTCAAGGCTGCTATTGTCAGTAGCAATCCCTACAAATCCATTATCGGCATTATTAGTCATTTCAATAATCGGGCAAGCTAGTGCTGTGCCCTGATTATCAAAATCAACTGTGATGATGTTGTTGGCTGTCGTTATCTTGTCAGATGGTATATCTTCATAACTTGTACTGTATGCATAGCCATCAAGCGTTTGAAATTTGATTTTGACATCTTGAAACCATGAAATCCCATTTGACTCATCAAATCTTTCAACAACTCTGGCATAGTACATTAACTCAGGTTCATCACTGAAAATTAGTTCATAATAGTTATCAGTCATCACAATCTTGCGTAATTCACGTTTTTTTTGTTGCATACTGCGACTGTCTGATGTCTTCATTTTTACAGTGAGAACAATCTCATCTTGATTTGCTCTGTCAATGTCAACCACTCTAAAAAATGGTGACAAATCAACATTATTAAATTTAACTGTTAACTCACTCATGCAAATAATCCCTCAATCCTATCAATGTTTTCTTTAACTTCTTTTTGGACTTTGTAAGTCTCATTTTTCGTTGCTGTGGCAATAGTTTCACCGTTAACATCAATATGTGTTGGTTTCTCAACTGCTTTCTTAGCGATTTCCAGAGCTTTATTGATTAAGTTGTCATTTTTCTCTTTTTTAGCAGTAAGATCAGCCTTGATAGATTGCTCAGTGTTTGATTTAAGTTTAAGTTGACTTGACAATGTTCCGTTGCCTAAACCAATTAAGTCCTCTACATCAAACTTAAAGGATGACATCTCTTTTTGAACATAGGCTAGGCTATCTGTTACATCAGAAGTATTTTTCTCAATACCAACTGCAATACCTTGAGCGATATAACGGCCTACATTGTCCCTAAAGAGTCGAGACGGTGAGTGAATTTTAGCCTTAGCTTGTGCTGCTCTCTCCGCTTGGGCAACTAGTGCATTAGCTGCAGCTGTTACTGCTCCAAGCGCTGAATACATACCTTGAGCCAAACCTTGGCCAATCATTGCACCAATACCACGCATAGCACCAACACCGCTCATTCCAGCAGAGTGCACTGCTGACATTAACGCATTCATTGCACTTGCCGCTGATCCAATGCCACCATTTATACCACTAGCTATATTTTGAGCTGTTTGTCTACCAATTCTAGTACCCTCAGCTTGCATCTGAGAGCCGACTGATCTAACAGTGCTCAAAATAGCCTGCATAGCTGATTGCACTGCACTCTGCATTGAAGTAAATGCGCTAGATACAAGTAAACAAGATGTCGCCACTTGATTAATCTGTGTAGCTGTCATATCTGCCATTGAACCAACTCTGATAAACGCTGCAGCAACTACGCTAAGTTGTGCTCCAAACATTAAAAATCCAGCAGATGCCATTGCTAACGCTGGTGTAATTGTCATAATTTGCATCTTCAACATTGCGATAGGTGCATTAACAACAGATAAACTTGATGCACTAGCAATAATCTGTGAAGAAAATGTACTGAAACTAGCAGATGCCGACATTAAAACAGAAGGTATTGTACTGATTGAAGCTTGTAACGTAGTAATAGCTGATGATATTCCAGTCATTCCAGCAAGAGCCATTGTTGAACTTGTTGCAAGCATTGTCATTCCTGTTGCTAATTGTGTCATGCTTGAGCCAACTATTCCCAAACCAGCTCCACTAGCTGCAATTTTACCTAAACCAACTGCAACTGCTGTAAGAGATGCAGCCATATCACCAAATCTTGTATTGGTAATCATAACAACACCTTGAGCAAGAGACTTAAATCCTGTTCCTGCCTTCAGTGCAGCATTTCCAATACTTGTGATGACACCAGAGACACTATTCAATACACTAACAAATGCTCCGCTTACAGCTTCTACGACTGTTGAAACAGCATTTGCTAATTTTTGAAGCGCAGGTGCGCAGATGTTTAAAGCTACACCAAATGCAGCGACACCAGCTGATGCAACTAATAATCCAGCTCCTAATAACACGGTAGCTGCTCCTGCCAATGCAGCTCCAACTGCTAAAGCTGTCAATCCTACTCCAGCAATTAACAATCCAGCTCCTGCCATCAATGCACCAACTCCAACCGAAAGCAAACCCGCAGAAAGAGAAATAAGAGCAATTGATGCACTAAGTCCATAGGTTGCAATAGTTGGCAACTGAGTTGCTAGCAACGCTATACCTGCAGATGCAATTGCAATACCTGCTCCTATCATTAAAATAGCACCACCAAAAGCTAGTATTCCAACTGCTCCAGCTGTCAGAGCAGGAGCTAGAGCAGTAGCACCTGCCGCTAATAAAGCAATTCCTGCAGCAAAAGCAACCATAGCTATTTGAGCACCAGTCCCAGCTGAAGATAATTGAGAAGCTGCTTGAACGAGCACATATACTCCAGTCGCAGCCAAAAGAAAACCAGCTCCAACCATTAACACTCCAGCTCCCATTTTCATTACTGATACAGCAGCAGCACTTGCGGTTGTTCCAACAGCTGTATTTCCTGCACTCATTGCTGCACTTGCTCCAGCGTTTGCAGCTTGTGCAACGGTCAAGCCGAATATATTAGCTATTAACGAAACTAGTGTTTTACCAAAATCAAATGCTGATTTTAGGGTGGTAGCTATTTTGATACCTTTTTTTAAGGCAAATAAACCAGTATTAAATGCTAACACTCCAGCAACTAAATTTCTAAAAACTCCAGGATCAATCTTAGAAATCCAATTAGCAACATCTTCAATCTTTCCTGAAATCTGAACAAATGCGTCGCCAACAGCCGTAGCGAAACTTGTTATTTGCTCTTTATTGCCAGTTATTGATGAAACAATATGACTAATCGCTTTGCCAACAGCTCCTAACGCTGACTGTAAAGCTGATACAGCTCCAGTCCCTTTAAAAATAGAAAAGAATTGTTGTAATTTGGATGTGGCAGAAGAAACTGTACTAGCTATCTTGTTAATAACAGCTTCTATATCGATACCATCTAAGAAAGTTCCGAGACCGCTAGCTAACTTGTCAAAATTAATCTTATCAATTGCAGAAGATAAGGCGTTAATTGCTTTAATACCAAATGCATTTACTTTATCAAAAGCAGGCATCAACTTATTTGATAGACTTTCTTTTGCTCCATCAATTGCCTGATCAACAGTTTTGAACTCAGTAGCCATTTTTTGAAAAGCGTCTGAGTTACCTGCACGTTCCATTGCTGCAAAGAAATCTTCAGTTTTTACTTTTCCATCATTTACTGCTGAAACTAGTTCAGCTGTTGTCATGCCCATTTCTTTAGCAACAGCAGCCATACCAGCAGGGGCTTGTTCCATCATTATTTTAAAATCCATCCAAGCAACCTTTGGTTTAGCCGCCATCTGAGTAGCTTGCACAGATAAAGACTTCATAGCTTGGGCTGGATTTTCTGCTGAGGCTGCAAGTCCACCAAAGGCCTTAACCAAGCTACCAACATTCTTGGTCCCAACAGCATCTAACTGAGCGTATGTACTAGCCATGTCAGAGGCTGAGTAAATGGTCTTGGTAGCAAAGTCTTGCATTTCACTCTTAGCTGCTTTGATGACCTCGGGAGATCGTCCAAAAGCTTGTAAATTACCTTCGAATGTCTTCCATGCTTTGGCAGAACTGTTCAGCTCAGAAGCCATGTCACGTATACCGTTATTAACAGTACTTATGCCAGCTGTTAAAGCCGAACTAATAATATTAGCTCCTAAAACCGACTTAAAAACAGACCCAACCTTTGAGCCTGCTCCTTCTAATTGTCCAAAAAGTGATTTTAACTTACTGACACCAGACTGAGCGCCAGAACCGTCCAAATCAACTTTGATTGTTACTGATCCATCTGCCATATATACCCCCTTTCTCTAGTAGTCGAAATCATTTGGTAGTGCATACTCTTTCTTGAGTTGTTTCATGCCTTCCTTGTACTTCTTACTATCGCCTTTCTGTGGCTTGTAAGAACGTATTTTAAGCACCTCAGCAAACTTAGTATCGCTAGGTAACCCATTAAGTAGGGCATTAAACTTCTTCCAGTGCAACGTATTCTGTGCGTCAATCAAATCAATACCGTAAGCCTGCATGAATGATGAGTAGATGTACTCAGCGTCATACTTCAAACTAAAAAGACGCTCTCCGTCCTCTGATTGACTTTTAGAGCGTATCTTGCTTTTGATTGGATTTCCAGCTAAGTCTAATACTGGTGCACTATCTTTAGCTGGAATTATTCTGATGTGTTCCTCAAAAATCAGCTTGAAAATAGCCGTAGCTTGTTCAGGGGTCAAAACCTCTGTGAAATCAACATCAGTAAATATCTGAATAGCCAAATAAGGCTTGTAGATGTCGTCAAACTCATCATCATTGATAAGCTCCATGACTTTCAAGACCTTGTTAAAAGCTATGTTCATTGGGTACACATCATCACCAATGACTAGCTCATCTGTCAATTTCCTTGATAAATCAAGCATATTAGTCACCTAGATATTTTTTAAGCGCATCCCCGTTGTTATTTTTTTCCCACTCTGACATAATCCCATTTACAGCTTCAAGTAAGTAAATCATGCAGTCAATTGTTGTACCTTCTGAGAATTTATAAACTTTTTCAAATGCATTTTCATCAAAAATCTCAGTCCATGATAATTTAACTAAATCGTGCAATGATTCAAATGCTTGATTGTCATCATCATTTACAGTTTCTGATAGTTTAGCACCTTCAGACTCTAATTTTTTACCAACTTCAGTCATTTTCTTAATGCTTTTATCGTTAGCTAGAAATTCAAGTTTGAACTCCCCAAAATCGACTGGAATTACATTACTACGCTTTTTAATTACTACCATTTATTTATCTCCTACTAAAAATCAAAAATAAAAAAGGGGAGCAATAACTCCCCTAAGTTGTTTTATGCACCAACTACAGCGGACTGTTTAGGTACTGTGTTCCAGCTGATAGTACATTCAAAGGCTTCAAATTCAGCAGCCTCACCGCCACCGATCTTGATTCCAGACACTGTGGCAACTCCTGAATATTGAGTCATGCCGTCGGGGTCAACGACCTTAAACCACACCTTGCGTTGGTCTCCAGTCAAGAAACGCATATCAGCAATGATTTTTTGCGCTTCATCTTCTTTGATGTAGTCACCCTCAAAGCTGTAACCGTACTTAACAGATGTAACCAATGTCTCAGGTGTGCCGTCACCGTTGTAGTAAGCTATGTCGTCTGTTTCTTCGTCATTCTCAACTTCTGCAGTTGTGACACCATCTGCAAGCCATTTCCAAGCATCAGTTAATGGCTCAGTAGTTGGATTTTCTGCTGACCAAGGCGCTACATAGTGTTTGCGCTTGGCGTTTTTCATTTTAGGCATTTAATTTCCTCCATCTGTTTCAATTTTTGCTGTGATGTCCAGCATATAAACATAAAAGCCTTGGTCATCACGGTCATTAAGAAATGGCTGTGAGACTTCAAGGCCTCTGAATTGATATGAATTATTTTGACTAGGTAGCTCAAGGTTAAAATCAGCAAGAGCACTATTGATAGCCCACAAAATACCACTTGTTTTTTGATGATCAGTAGTTTTTATTGCTACTTCAAAAACCAAGCTGATATCCTGTTTACCGTTTAGATACTCTTTTTCAACCTTGCCACCAGGCAAGGGATAAAGAACTAAGCCTTCAGTCTCTGACAAGTAATCAAGTCTACAAATCAGAGGCAGGCCTAGTGTGTTGATGAAATCTCTTAGGACTTCTGAAAAATCATTATTGTTCATGCTTTAACTCCCATTGCTCTAAGTCCGACTTTACCCCAATCCTTGACATGTAGAGCTGTTGCTTTTTTATCCCACCTTTTACCAGTTCCAGGGGTAGTGTAACGCTTAAAGGTAAAGCTCCTGTGTTTGTTATAGCTAGAGCCGTAAAACTGAGCTCTTGCATACGGTCCAGGATAACGCACACTGTCACCGCTAGCTTGAGCACTACCTCTCAGGTTTCCTTCTTTGGCAGGTGTGAATGGCGCCATATCAAGTATCATTTGGTTAGCGATTGCTAATTTACCTCTAGCTAGCGCTTGTGGTGATACTTTCTTTTCTATACCTTTAAGGTCAACTTTTACAGATACTGTTACTCCCATTAGATACACTCCAACTCATAACAGAAAATTTTCCCATTATGTGGATAACTAACAGGAATGACAGTTGTGACTCTATAATCACGCTTGCCGTCGTTTACAATAGCATTCTCAAAGGTTTCATCAAGAACAATAGGGCAATATTGAGGATATACAAACAGAAGGCTAGGTTTAGCCTCTTTGCGGTTGTTCTGGGTGCCTTGCACTTGATACTGCCTATCAAACCTAACAGGACTAAGCGTGACTGGGCTCTCTAACATTACTTTACCCCATGCGTCTTTTTCCTCTGTGGTTTTCTGGATAGTCACAGTATCGACCAGCAATCGCTTATCAATACCTGTCATAACCTACCCCCCTGTAGCCAAATCCTGCCCTTTTCAGAATATTAAGAGCGTCAAGAGATAAATTATACATAGAACTCTCTAAAGAGGTTTTAGAGGTGTCCTTGTAGCTCACAGAGGTACGCCCAAGAGATACACTGGCTAGTGATTGTTTGTCATCAGCTGTCATAATACCGCTAGTATCCAAATAAACCACTTGTAAAGCAGTAGCCATCTTAACAGCTTGCTTTCTGTGTTCAATCTCTTTATCAAAGTCTACAAAATCATAGAAACCATTAAGAAAGAGGTTGATAGACACCTCAGCCCTTTTTAGTAGTTTTTCAAAGTCATTGATTTCATCAAATCCAAAATCCTTAGTAAATTCATCCTGTGTCAAATAAGCGATAGTAATCACCTCCAATTAAAAAGGCGGTGTTACTTATCCGCCTTTGCTGATTTGTCGTCTTTGTCAACACGTTCAAAGAACGGGCTGAGGTCAGGGTGTGTAAGTTCACCCTTAGCGTTTAGCTCATCAGCAGTCTTTACTTCCATGTCGTACTCAACATTTTCATCAAAGTGTGTCTCTTTGCCGTCAACGACAAAGACCACGTTTGATGTTGCTTTGAATTTAGCCATTTAGACTACTCCTTTACTGTTTTTTCTTCGATAACTACCTGAAAACCAATGTTGTTATTGATTTCCTCAGCACGCTTTTTAGTAACATCAATGACTGAGCCTTTTTCAACATACTCATCTTTTTCAATGTCCCAAAAATCCGATACTACTTTGAATTTAGACATTTAAACCTCCGTTTTAACCTGCTGGAGCTAGCTTAGCTTTAAGGATACCAACCTTGTTCTCATCAGCAATATACTTACCATATTTACCTGCTCCTTGGATTGCAACACCGTAGAAGTCATCAGCGTCAATAGTACGTACAATTTGCAAACCTACACCTGCAATACCTACGCCATCAACTGCAAACATGACCTGTTCTCCCTCTTGGAAGTATTCGTCAGGTGTTTCTTCCAAAACAAACCCTTTGAATTTATACATTGTTTGGTCATCAATATTAGCTGATGAGTTTTTAGCTGTTGTTGCTAGTTTAGAGTCAATCAAGAAATCATAGACATCTGATGTAACGTAGGCAACCCAAGCAATATTTTTAGAAATCTTGTTATTAACAAATTTCTTGTGAGCTGTTGAGAATGCTTTTGTTACTCCTGCCTCGTCCATTGTGCCTGTAATCGTTTCGCTTGCATTATCTGACAATGCTTTTGCAAGCAATTCATTGATGTATTCTGTTTGAGCCAAGGCGTTTTCTTCCAAACGCTCAGCTACAACTTTGTCAGCCACATCATTTACTGTCACATTGTCAATTCCCTCATGAATTGCAATAGGAGCCTCGTAAGGGACAGATTTATCAACTGACTTAATTTCAGTACGTTGACCAAAACGGCTTGTAGATCCTGTACCCGTTCCGAACGCTACATTTTCGCCTTTGTCGTATTGCTTGATAATGGCTTTTGCAGTATTCACTTTCAAATGCAGCATAGTATCAGAGTCCGATACACCGTCAAAAATTTGAATTTGACCGCCAAAAGAACGTAGGAAGCGTGAACGGCTCTCTGTAATTTTCGCCAACAAAGCCATGTAGTTTTTTGTATAAATTTTTGTAGACATGCTAATCTCCTTTTGTTTTTTTAATATTTACTCATGATTTCATCAAAAGCATCACCTTTAGCACCTGGTTCTGCTGGTGGGTTGCCACCAATTGAAATCGTAGGGTTTGACTGTTTATCTTCGCTTTTGAATAAGTAAGGGCTTGTTTCCTTGAGGCTGTTGATTGTGTCATCTAAGAGAGGTTTCCCATCTTCTCCTAACTCAATCTTGTCTAGGTCAATGAACTTCATCAAATCCTCAGAATTGAAAGCTCCCACATCTTTCAAAGCAAGGGCTACAGCGTTAGTTTTAGTGACTTGAGCAAGTTGCGTCTCGCTATCAGATTTGTAAGTATCAAATTGGCTCTTGATATCAGCTAATTGTTGTTTCAGCTCATCACTAGCACCCTCTTTGTCCTGCAAATCTTTAATAGTTTGAGTTTGTTGCTCAAGCTGTTGTTTCAATGTGTCGTTTTCTGCCTGTAACTCAGACTTAGCCTGTACTTTTGCATTTTCAATACCTGCACCGTACGCTTGCATGATATTATCCAGCACACTGTTATCTGTTATACCTGCGTCAACCAACATCTCACGTTTAAGGCTCATACCTTAACTCCTTTGTTTTACGTCACGAGGGACTGAGATACAGACACTTTTACGCCATATCCAGGGCAAAATAAAAAACCGTTCTAATGTACGGTTCAAGACATAGATATAAGATCACGCTCCTTTCAGTTTTCAGACGGTTTCAAGGTTGTAATCTCCTTTCTAAATTATTTCCAAAATTGCCAAAACGGTCTTTTATTGGTTAAATCATTCAAAACATAGTCTTGCAACTCAGCTAGAGTTTCAGCAAGTGCATGAGTCAGTTCTTGCTGATCAATTAATGCTTTACGTAAGCTTGTAAACTCTTTGTTAGTTGCTAGTGCGTTTCGAGACTGTACAATTTCAATATCAAGTATTTCTTTATTTAGAACTTTGTAGTTTTTATTTAAAATTTTGATCGTTTGTTCAAGCTCTAGCTTCTTTTTTAATCGTTTATTCATAACAACTCCTATTTTTGGGCATAAGAAAAACGCCTAGATTGAACTAAGCGCTAAGTTAGAGAAATACTAAGGATTTCAGTTTCAAAATACTCATAAAGAGTGCCGTTGACATCTAATGCAACTGAGTCAACTTCCTCATCATTGTCATCTTTACTACAGTATTCTTGGACAAATCCTGAAACGATTGAGCCATCTTTAAGCACAAGTTTCACATTTTGCCTTAAAAAAGTCCATAATTTCATGACTTACCTCCATACGTTGGGACAATGTGCGCACCAGTTTTTCTATAGTGTATCCTAAAGCTATCAGTCTCAAACATCTCTCCTGTAGATTGGTCAATATACATACCAATCTTGCTGTCATGTTTGATGATTTCTTTCTTAGGAATGTAGGTAGGGTCTTCTTTATACAAGAATTTCCCTGTCCCAGAATAACGTTTAATTAGTTTAGCTGCCTCATCAATTGTCACAGTCAAATAGCTTGGTTCAAACTGCTTGCCGTTAGCTAGGTCAGTTTCAAGTCTCCTGTACCATTCGTTAGTACCTCTGATGTGGTCAGATTGTTTTTGTTCGTTGATTTCTGCTTTAATTATACCATCTTTCACAGCGGAAGTGAAACGTTGTCGCATTTCTTTTTGTTCTACCCTATGCTTTTCCAGTTTTTCAAGTTCTTTTCTGACCTTGATTTCTTTCTTAGCCTTGGTAAATGGGTCATCATAGTACTTCTCTCTGCTATAATCACGGTGTAGGAATGGGTTCTGTCTGAGATAATCTCTCATAGCTCCCTGTTGTATCCTTACTCTGTTCTTATACTTGTCTATCAGCTCCGTATCGCCTAGTTTCTCGGCAACGTGGAGAAATTCCTTAGATTGTCTGATAGAACGCTCTAGAGCTCTCTGTTTAGCCTGTACGTTAGCATTTTCAATAGCTTGCTCAGGCGTTAGGTCTTTCAGCTCATCAGGCAAATCAGGCTTATAGTTAGCACCAACCACAAAGGGAGTAATTTCATGGGTGCAGTTAATACCCAAACACCCCCCAGCAGTTCCGTAGCCATAATCTGACAAGGCAAGGATACGCTCTCCTTTTTCGGTCCTAGCAATTCCAGTAGTAACTATCTGATGTTGCAAAGGGGCACACATTTCTCTTGCTGTAGATTTCTTTGAGTAGTAAAAGGTGTCTATACCCATTTCCTCAGCTGGAGCCATTCTAACCTCACGATAAACACGCCAAGCAGTTGATTTAATGACTTGCCTAGCGTAGGTGTCAGCTTTCCACCTCTTCCCTTGACTATCTGTAAAGCCATAAAAGCCCTTTTTAGCCCATTTCATGACAGTATCTGAAATAGCCTTGTCTGATGTTGCTAGACCTGTAACAACCTTTGCTGTGGCCTCTTCAATGATAGACTGATAAGCCCCCATCACGCTTTTTGGTAGCGTGGTATTGATAAGGTTGTTTATGTCTCCCATTGTCTGATTGACATATGCTGCTAGATTTGTCTGAATGAGTGAGTTAGCCACAAAACTACCGCTACCAGTAGCATCTAAAAGCTGCTGTTTGGTATCTTTGTAGATTTTGTAGCCCTCATTTTGGATAACATACCTAAGCTGTTCCTCAGCAATTCCTGAGCGGTCAGAGATGAGCTTGATGTTATCCTCGTTGAGTAGCCCCATCTCATTCATTTTCTCTAGTTGCCAAATATAGGGGTTATCATCAAGACTAGCAGAGCCACGCTCTTTGATGCGGTCTATAACTTGGTCAAATAGATCCAGAGTAAGCTGATGATAGATGTCTGCAACCTGACTAGCGTCAAGCATAAGCTGCTCATCATTTAGTTTGATTGGTTTCTTCTTGTCATCAGCCATCTAATCACTCTCCATATACTCCTACATCATTAGGACTACGCTCTCCGCTTGCCTCGTCAATGGCATTACCGCTGATTTCAGCTTTAATTTCCTTAGCTTTCTCAGTCGTTACGTTAAGCACCTTCTCAATAGCCATTACATCAGTACCAAAACCAGCGTTAACTACCTTAATCCAGTAGTCAAGCTCAGCATTTCGGTCAGTAAAGACACCGTCATCAAGGTTAATGCTGATAGCGTCCATGTCTGGGATATTACCCTTGTAGAGTTGATAGGCTTTCCCAAGCTCTAACATAGAGATAATCAGCTCTTTTAGGGATTGCTCAACCAAGCTGACGATACTGTTACGCATTTGGTAAGTGTCAGAGTTCTCTGAGACAATCTCAGTAGCTGTCTTCATACTCTTACCATCAAAGGTAAACATGCCAGCTGATACCCCTATCTGCATTTCAAAAAGCGCTAGACCCTCGTTGATAGCCTTGATATAGTCATCAGAGCGTATAGGAGTTGTAAGGTCTGTTATACCTATACCCTTGTCTATATCACCACTATCGAACTGCTCATAGACATTGTGCCCAGTTTCAAACTCACGCTTGACAGTGACCTTGTCACCGTCCTGATTGTACTCTGTCTTAATCATCTGAGTAGGAACAGCCACCCTACGCTGACCCATTTTTACCTCCCACATAAACTCATCATAGGTTGTATTAAGGAAGTCAATAGTAGTCTTAGCGTTATCAAAGATAGATAGACCAAGCGGACTATTAATATCTTTGTTATTCATTCCTGGTGTCTTTAAGTAGGTAAACAAGGGTCTGCTAAGACCGTTCAAGTCTACTATTTCCTCCAAGTCCTCATAGAGTTCTGACAAAGGTACTCTAGCTCCTACAATGTTCTGATTATCAGACTTGTAGAGCTCATTTGTCACAGTGTACTTGTCATCTTTTACCCATTCGTGCAATTCAATCAGCGTGTAATACTTGTGCTTATTGCCTTCTGATTTGATTGTCTTTGTAATGATAGCAGCACTAGAAACATCTTGGGTATTTGACTGGAGAGGCAAAAAGACTGGAGCTTGAATAAATGCTATCCTTACCTTGCCCTTGTCGACATATGGTCTCATGGCAAGTCCTCCAAGGGCTAAACAGCTCTCTAGGTATCGTTCAAAATTCTTAATAAAGCGATCATTTTGTAGTTGTTGCTGGATAAACTCATTAGCTCTTTCATCATCTACCTTGATTTCAGCCTGTTCGTTAAATACCAGGCTTGCAATCTTCTTAGAGGCTGTTCTGCCAATCGGTAAATGGTTAAAATCTCGCTTTTGTTTAGTTCCGTTGCTGTCTTTGTACTCAATCTGTGGATAACGCCCTGCAAAATACTTGAGGTTTTCCCTGATACGGTCATACTCTCTGCTAGACACCGCTATTTTAGGGTGGTCAGTAATGTTTGTTAAGTTTTGTGTGGTCATCACATACTTACTCCTTTGAAATAAATTCTTGATAGTCTGTACTATTCCCATTGTTTGCTCCTTTAGGCTTTCAAATCTAGCTCCCTAGCGTTGTCCAGGACAAAGTACTTGAACTCATCTACCGTGTGGTCATCTTCCTTGATAATTTTAGGATCATCAGAGTTAATAGTCTTGTCATCATAGCGGTACATCTTGTGCTCCTCGACAAACACCTTATTAGCAGGAATGTCAAGGTAGTAAAAGCGCCCCTCTGCTAGCAAGCTGATAACCATGTCAATCATGGTCTGGTTTTTCTTTTTGGCTACTGGGTGCCAACGTTCGCCATAGTCCTTAAAGTATTGATTTCTCAAAGCACCTTCAGCGCTATCAATAGTCATCTTGAGCTTAGGTACTCTGTACTGCTTTAGAACCTTGTCAATAAAGTCATGTATCATCACAGACAACTCACTAGGTGCTTTCTTGATTGTCTTGCCAGCTGGAGAATAGTAGAACGTATCAAGCAAAATAACATTCCCCTTGGCAGTCAATCCATAAGCTCCACAGGCTGTCGCTGACTGCTGGTGTCCAGTATCTAGGGCAAATGATATACCGATAAGCCTATCGTCCTCAGGGAGCCTCTCAAGTGGCTTAAAGTAGTTCATGTTGTATACATGATTACCAAGCCCTATAACCTCTCCTAGATACATCCAACGGTAATAGTCAGGGTCAGTTTCCTTGTACCTTTCTATCTTCTCTTTCATCTGCCTAGACAAAAAACCTAGCTTGTCGTCAAGATAGGTGCTGTGATGTATCATGTAGGTTGGGTCACTAGCTTTCTCAGCTACCCATTCATTTATCCAGTCGTAAGGGTTACGTGGTGGATTGTATGTAAAATAGACCTTTACCTCTTTGCCATTGGGCAACTCTTGACGGATAAAAGTATCCTCAACTATGTCAATGTCTTCACGCCCTGCAAACTCTGCCAATTCCTCAAACCAAACAGACATAACATAGCCCTTGGCTATCTTCTGTGATTTAAGTTTCATTGGGTCATCTACACCGTAGAAATAAAAGGCTGTACCTGTTTTCTTGTGAGTGATTTGTAGCGGTGACTTACCGAACTTGAACTGATTAGCTAGCCCCATTTCATAGATGGCCCATCTTATCTGCTCATAAACAGACATTCTCAGGTATTTACCAACTTTCCGTAGAACTACCACGTTACCTAAAGGGTCACTAATAAAGTCATTTACTAGGTCAATAGATACAACAGAGGACTTAGTAGAGGCACGCCCACCCTTTAACACTATGTGGCTCTTGAGTGTATAGAGCACTTCATCAAATACTGGGTTAATCAGCTTGGCTAGGTTCAGTATCGCCATTGTACTCACTCCTATCAAATGTAAATCCAGTAATGACTGTGTCATCTTCATCATCAGAGCCTAACTGTGACTTGAGATTGTCAATTCTCAGGCGTTGCTCCTCTGTGACAAGTGGTGAGCGTGTCAGCTCATCATAGGTCTTAATCATGCTTTTAAGCTCAGACTGTGCCCTTGCTATTGCTGCTAGAGCCTTACCTTGCTTATCCCATGAGGTGTGATGCTCATACCCTGTACCAGCTTTGCCCTCACTTGTAATGAAGGTGTCACTGTCCTCTATGTCTTGGACAAATAAAATACGCTGAGCATGCAAAAGATTAGCATATGTCAGCGTGATGTTTTCCCAAAGAATGTCTATAGGTGTCATGGTTTCAATCTCATCTATTAGATCAGATATTCCGTCAGGAAGATATTTTCTCCTGAGACCGTGCTTGACAGCGTTAGTATTTCCCTTAGGGGCTCCATGTCCTACAGCGTTCTTATTTCCTTTTGGTGCACCTATTTTCTTTTTGGAGCGTTCCGTATTTTTCTTTTGGAACGTTCCTTTTATTTTAGGTTCCCATTTATCTTTACTCTTCCAACCTCGGACAGTGCCAGCTGAAACACCCAAACGCTCAGCAATCTCAACCAGTTCAATGTCTCCATTGTTTTCTGAATAGATTTCAAATGCTTTGTCTCGGTTGGGGTCTCTTGCTCTACCCAAGCCTAAACCTCCTGTACTTGTTTGTTTGGACAAAAGAAAAGGTAAGACACTTCATAGGTGCCTTACCCTTATTTCTTGATACTACCATTCTAGCAGATTATGATTACAGTGCACGCCAAGATTATCTAGGTTTTTACAACGTTTTCAGAACGTTCCAAATTATTCCAAATGTTCTAAAACCAAACTCAGCTCCTCAATAGCCATTTTACGCATATTGTAATAAGAGCTTTTGCTAATTGCTAACTTATCACAAATATCATCAACATACATCTTAGTAATGTAAGTCATTCTGAGGACTGATCTGCTCTTTGGATTTTTCAGCTGATTGATAAGCCTACCAAGTTCAAGTTTCCTGTTAATAACTTCATTGGTATCTTGCTCTATCGCTTCTTTCATCACAATAAGCTGAGTATAAACATCATCAACTTGTCTAGCTGAACCACCTTTAACTTTGTCCGTTGTCCACTTGGGGCTAGAGAGTAAACCTGCCTCAAGCTCGTTGATTTCATCTATTCTGCTTTGAATGTCCATATCAAGATTTTGCAACTCATTCAAGAGCTCTTTAGCCTTGTTCACTCCATGTCTCCTTTATGATATAATGATAGTGTTAATTATTATAGCTGAGGCAGAGAGCGCCTTGGCTTTTTTATTTACCAAGATATTTCTATGTATGTTTTTGTTATGTCAAAAAATGTAGATACATTACTTTTAATAGTTTCCGTTTTTAATTCAACGGAGAAACCATCTCCAAGTCTGTATCTGAGCATATCAATAGTTTTTGAGTTAAAGAGCCGTGTTTTAAGGTAGACATCTTTCTTATTGTCTACTGAGATAGTGCAACTGGTTATCCCTTTAGCTGCAAAAATTTTTATCCTATTCTCAAGGTCAATTCTATTGAAATATCGTTCAAACCACTTTGCGTGACTTTCTGAACTTAATTGCTGTACTTCGTCAAATAATGTCATTTTAACCCCAATCTATTATTATCTAGAATATAGCCATATATGGTAATTTCATCATGGCTAACAGTCCAATTCTTCATTATTTCAACCTGACTAATGATAGAAGTAATGATATAGGCTTTACCTCTTATATCTCTAACCGTTGTGATAGAGACTTGTTCTTTTGTACTTCGATATTTCAGGCTCTCATCATAGGCTTTAGAGAAAGCTCTAGTAAACATCTTCTTACGTTGCCGTTTGTTCATGTCTTACCTCTATTAAATCTGGGGTTTCATAAATATTGCCAAGGACTTCGTTTTCTTCAATCTCAGTCCATAAAGACACTGCGTCACACCCTGTATCAATTACCCAAGCTCCCTCAAGTTGCTTCACAATTCCTATCAGTTCCTTATCGTACTCATAGAAACCACCTGTTTCATCAGCTCTGCCAAAAAATCTAGTGGTCTTCACAATATCACCCTCAAATATTTCTTTTCTTGGCTCTGAATTATCCAAAACATCTGTAAAGCGCATTGTTTCGCATTTTTCCCAAATATATTCATCATGACAGGTATCACAATCTGAATATTGACAACCTCTAACTGTCACGGTTTTTTCACTGTAATCTATATAAACAATATCCTCAGGTAAAAACATCTTGGAAAGTTCTTTTACAAATACTCTTATTTTTAACATCAGCTTCTCCTCTTTTTGAGATATTCAGGGATTGGGTCACCAATTTTGATAGCCTCGTACTGTTCTTTTGTGACTAAAAACTTACCGTAGGCGTGAGCTGTGATCGTGTAGCGTCCCTCTATGATTTCCTTGTCTGTAATCTCACCCATCATCACACCGCCTGCGTTATCGACGGTGTAGAGGGTAATAGGTTGAGCCTCGTTTTTGGCTTGGTTGTAGCCTGATTGATACATCAGATAGCTATATCCCAATAGGGCTGCTAATACAATTATCATGCTAGCAGCAACCTTGAGAGTATCTTTTGCTAGATCCATTCCATGACCTCCATTTCTACCTCAATTCGTGGGTTGAAGCTGTAGAACTTGCCGACATCATGCAAAGCTATCTGACCGTCATCTTGAAAGACAATACCACTCATGCTGTCGTATAGAGCTTTTTCATAGTTATCCACATCAGGCTTTTTCCCTACTGGAATAATTTCATCTAGTAGTGCCTGCTGGTTCTTCTTTGGCTTTGAGATATACTGAGGTGGTTTTATGTAAAACCTCACATTTGCTCTCAGGGCACCCTCAAGTATAGGCTGACCCATGTACTGATTGGCAATAAGTAGCCTGCATTGATTACGCCAGGCTTTCATTTCCTTATCTTCATAGGTTGTAGTAAAATTGCCACGCCTAGCGAACCTTGGCCGTGACTGTGGTTTTGGTTCGATATTGATAATTAATTTAGCCATTATTCAAGCACTCCACAAATGCCAAGAGTTTCAAAAATATTTCTCTTGTTATCTTCTATAAACGAGAACACTTTTACGATTTCGTCTATGTCTTTCTTATGTTCTTTCGCAAAATATGATGATGTTAGATTGATTTTTGTTTTAGGTTTAGCTTCTAGTACAAGATCAAAAGCTGTTTCAAATAACTCTCCATCTTCGTCTAGTGATGGCTCGTCGTCAATCTTTCTAAAATCGCTGATAAAATCCCATTGCAGAGTCAACCTGCCAGAGATTGCAAATATTCGGTTTACTCTATCTAAAATTAGTGCTGTTCCTGTTCCTGTAATATTGATTTGTTCCATATTTTCTCCTTTTTAGAAAAGTGTTGTCTGAAGCGGATATACTTCCGACATGTCTATTCCGTTTTTTAGACAATCTTTATTAATATCCTTTTCAGATATGACGTATTTAACTTTATTTCTTGATTTGTCATAATGCGGAAAAGTGTATCCATCGTTCAAGATTTTATTTTTTATTTCTTTTTTATTTTTTGGCTCAAATAGAGCGTAATCAATCCAATCCATAATTCAACAAAAATCATACCAGCCATTAAGTTGTGAGCTTTGGCAAGGCTGGTATGCGAAATTCTCACATCATCAGTCCTGTAAATCTGACGATAATCCCAAAAATTTCCTTTCTTGCTAGGAAAATTTAATACTGCAAAGGCCTAGCTTCACTTTGCAATAAATTTGTTAATCTCTCTTACTACGTTCGCCAACTAGATAACCAATCATTACCCATAGCAAGGCCATTCCAACTTCTTTCAAAAACTCAATCATTGACTACCTCCAAATCATTTTTGCCAAAAAAGTAAACTTCGCTATCACCTTGAAATACAACCGCGTATTTTTGCTCAGGAGGACGAAATTCATTGATATTGATCACTGCACCATAAAGAAATTTCTTTGTGCCAGGTATTCTAACTTTTATTTTGTCGTGTACTTTAATCATCTATATTCCTTTACTTGATTCATTAACAAAAGTAGTTCAGATTGATTTTCTTTAACATAATCAATCAAAAATTGGTTATTTAAAATCGCTATTTTCAATCTGTCTAAACCTTTAATTCCTCTTGAGCAAAAACCACTAACTGAGAATGATGACCGAACCTCTTTGTCGATTCCTACTACTTCGCTTGTTTCAAGTCGAATAATAGGACTTTCAACGACTTCTAAGTCCATTACAAATTCATCACCTAAATTGTGTATAACTTGCAGCCGCTTGCCGTCTGAGTATATAGCTACACTATCTGATACTGTTCTGATTTCCATAGTTCCCTCCTAAAACGGTAATACCTCAATGCAAATCCAATCATTAGAGACATTCCAAATCTTGTAAACATAAGCCTCTAGTAAGTCATTTTCAGAGTGGCAACTAGTTCTGTTCATAACATCTTCATTCCATCCAGTGAATTTGATATTTTTGGTGTCAAACTGTCTAGGCATTCTAAAGGTTGCTATACACTCATTTTTGTTTTGGTGGATTGCTATTGTTATGCCGTGATTAAACGGTTCTAGCTCATCAATTACTTGTTTTACTTGCTTATCCATTCTTACCACCCACACAATTCATTGAGTTCAGCTTGAGTTAACGGCTCTATACGTTGATATCCGCTAACCTGATAATTTTTCTTGAAATTAAAACCAAGTTGACTTAGTCCACTCTTGAAACGGTCTTTTTCAGTCGTATCTGTGAAATATACTTCCAAGGTCATTTTTTGGCTGTATCGTTTTGGCTCATTTTCAGCATCTGTGAGCGTTCCTCGTTCATTGTAGGACAATTGACCTTTGTCTAAAATCTCGCCTGTTTCTGGGTCGATTTGGGACAAATCCTGACGATTTTGAGCTTGCTCTTGTTCTTTGGTTACTTGAGCGGCTAAAAGTTGTTCCCTTTCTTCCTCAGCTTTTCGCACTTCTTGCTTTTGCTTTTCAAAAAGATAGTCAGATTTAATCTGTTCAAGGACTTCAACAAGTGACATCTCTTTCAACATACGTATATAAGGCTGATCTGTCATACCATATTCAGCACATTGCCCAGAGATGGCAGCTTTCGCTTTTTCAAATTCCTGTTGCTTTTGGAATTCAAAAGTTACCATGTCATCTAGCGACTTCATAGTCGTTTTTTTAAGAGTTGCTCCATCAGCCATAAAGTCAGAGGCTTTAATGTACTCTTGAGCCTTTTCGTCGAAAACACGAGGGTCTAGCATATACTCAGCCGCTTTGTTGGCTAGATAGCTCTTAACAGTATCCAGACGAACAGCTTTCTGATGTTCCTCAAATTCTTTAACATCTTGAGCGATTTTATCAATGACTTTATCCATTGGCTCGCTTGTATCTTTGATATATTTGTCAAATTCATCAGCAGATTGAGACAATTCACGCTTAATTTTGATACGCTCATCAGAAATTTGCTTTTTGAGCTTTCGCAGATCTGCCAAAACTTGCTTATCATCTTTGATTGTTGCAGCTGTTACCGTGTAATTTTCATACTTAGCAACAACATCACTAATTCCTTGTTCGAATTTGTCACGGTCAATGATTTCAACCTGTGCCTGCGTTACTTTTGCTTGTAATTCTTGCATATTGTCCTCCTTAATAAACTAGTTCACCTTCTTCAAACATTTCAGTTTGGCCAAATTCTTCGGAAGTTTCTTCAACAATGTTATTTTCAGGTGTTGTTTGAGATTTTGCTTGATTGTATTCTTCAATTTCTCGCATCTTACGTGCTCTTACTTCTTCTTGACTTTCAGTTGGAGTCACATCTTTAACACTGTCAAATGTATCTCCACCGTCGATATCGGTGTACATATTACCTAATTCATCAGGAAATGCCTCTCTTAACGCCTGCACAAGCGCTGTCTTTCTTATCATAGTTGCTGGCATTGATTTCCATGTGCTACGTGGTTTTCCATATTTATCTAGCTTGACATATTCATCAAAATCTACTGCTATTTTGTATCTATGAGAGCGATCTTTTCGATAAACTATAGACCAACCGCCAATTAGAATATCATCAGGTAATTTTAAAGAACCTTCAATTTCAACCATTTCACCATTTCTTAATACGGTTATGCCAGCTTCAAATCCATCATATCCTTCACAACGCTCAGCTCGTTTCATAAACGCCTCTTTTGAAACAATTAAGCTGAATTCTGTTCCATTGTTGCTTTTATAAGCAACAATATAAACTTCATTTGCAAACGGATTTAGGTTTCTTCCTTTGCACAAAGCTAGTGCTTGTCCTACTTGCCTCTCACTAAGTAGGTTTTGCGGGTCGAAATATCTTTTGATGTCAGCACTAGTTAGTAATGTTGGATCTGTAGTAATGTCACGTTTTGTTTGTGTTGTTAACTGATTGTTTGTCATTTTCTTCTACCTTTCGTTTGTTTCAAATTCCAGTTTTCACGCTTTAAGCGTTTGTTTTCATTTTGTAGACTGGCAACTTTATCCATAAGATTATTATTGATTTCGCCTAACTCAACACATAAGTCAAAATATTTCTGTCTCCAAAAAGCATTATCGTCATAGCGTTCTCTGTCCATAGGCTAGTAGTCTCCTACATAAATCCATTGACCGCCTCTGAATACCCATTCATCATGGTCACGCTCTTCACGTTCAGTATCATGCTGCAAGTAGTCACGGTCATAGTCAAACGTGCCAAATAGTCCTTTGTCCATTTTGCGACCTCCTCAAGATGATAGAGTTGCATAAGCGTCAATCAGTCGCTGCTGTCTTGCAATGATGTCAGCCATTTGTTGGCGATCACGTCCAATAGCCATATTTTCCTGAGACAGTTCTTGTAGTAAGGCGTTTTTTTGATCAACGATACCTTTAAGCCTACGGTTCTCAGCTTTAAGGGTTTTTAGCTCAATCAGAGTGCTATCGGTTTGAGTTGGCTCAGCCTTTACCAGTTCATCTAGTCCAAAATATCGTTTCAATTTCTCTAGCATTAGTCTTCCTCCTCGTCATCTTTTTCAAAGATTCCATTAGCTAATATATCTTTCAAAGCTGTTTCAGGGTCTTCACCATTTAAAACATCCTCAATGGCATGTGATAGTTTGTGCATGTTTTTTATCACAGCCTCAATTTCATCTGTGTCGTCTCTGAAAATCTGTAAAAATTTCAAGCTTATCATTCCATAGATGGAAATCTGATGTAGCTCCTCTTGTAGCTTTTCGATACGTTCAATCTTCTTCTGTTGGTCTCGGATAATTCTGTCTTTGTCAATCATGATTTTTACCTGTGGATAACTGAGTTATCCCTTTCTTTATTTAATAAGTATGACTTGTTATTTATTAGTGATTATTATTTATTAGTACTTATTATGTATTAGTACTTATTAGGGGTTGTATAACAAATAGTTGTAATAGAACTAGTTGTAATACAACTTGTTGTAATACGGAAAGTTCTAACTTTCTGTGTGAATTGTGGATAAGTACATTCTGTCCTTACAAAGCTTTATACCAAACTCTGTAAACTTCCTATCAGATGCAAAGATGACCCAACCGACCTTACCGTTTTTAAGACTTAGGAGGTATCCAGCCTTTTGTAATTCATAGTATGCTTGTTTGTGCTTGTGTAGTGAACTAGCAGACCTATCTGATAACTCTGTGATGTGTATGCTCCAATCAGACTTATTTGTCAGTATTGTTGCTAGTAGACCCTTGGCCTCTAGTGAGAGCTCCTTATCCTGTAAAAATTCATTGTTCATTGCGGTATAGTTTTTAGATGTATCTGTGAAAGATTTTATCCACTACTTACGCTCCTTTCTGTAGTTCATGCTTATTAATTCCTCTGATGATGTCATAGTATGCATGACCAGATGGTATGACATATCCTGTCAAGTCTTCAATTACAGAGCCATCTGCCATAATGTTTATAATGCGTGGCTTCCATGTCTTTTTTTTCTGTTTCATGATATAATTACCTCGTAAAGTTTTTAGTAAGTGCCTGATTGCCGTCAGGTGCTTTTTTGCGTTTATCTGAACACATCTAGGCTAATGCCAAGTGCATCAGCTAACTTAACCATGTTAGTCCATGATAAATTTTTTATTTTTCCGCTTTTTAAATCACTAAAGTGACTTTTATTAATGTCGGATAGTTTTGCCAACTGACTCATGTTTAGATTTCTATCATTCAATATTTTTTCGATTTTTTCCCACATAGTTTTACACCGCAAAAACAACATATAGTATCTGACCAAAATTAACCAACACAATATGTTGTGTTTTTCGTTCCTTTCTGATATAATAATTTCATGAGTAAAACCTTTACACTCTTTTATTCATGAAAACTAATAGAAAGGAGAGTCGTATGGCAAAATACTGTTACAATGACAATGCCGATTTCAACGGAAACCATGAAGTTCACAAATATTCTTGTGGTCATCTTCCTGATCTATATAATCGCACCTATCTAGGTGAATATGATTATGATTTTCAAGCAATGGAAGCTGCTCGACATGAACGACCTATTTGGACGTTTGACGGATGCGCATATTGCATGCCTGCTTATCATAGAGGTTGATTACTCTTGAGTTGCTTTTTGCAACTCTTTTTCGTGTTCTCGATTAGAATGAACAAGAGCTCTATAATTTTCGATTGAGTCATATTTAAGTGTTTCTAAAATAAATCTTCGCTCATCAATAAGCATTTTATGTAAAAACTTGCATTCTTCTCGTAGTTCACTATTTTCCATTTTTAAAATATTAGTTTCGTCTGTTAAATCATCAGGATTTATAGCTTTAACTAATTTTTCAGAATCTATTGTTAAGTCAATAGGTTCTTTTTGTTCAAGTTTTTCTAACCGTTCAAAAATATTCGCGAATTTTGCTTCGACGATTGATTTTTCCAAAGTTGTTAATTTCATATTGTTCCTTTCTAAACAAGATATTTCTGATCTAAAAACTTATTGATAAAGTATTGTTGCCCTTTGCCTGTAACTTTTGTTGTGGTATTTACCGTTGTGTGGCCGTCAGCGTGATTTATATTGGTTTTCTTGAGTTCAAACAAACCAAGCTGCATGCTTTTCTGTGTTGGTTGGTTCCAACTTTCCCCTTTTCGACTTATCAAATACCCATTGCTACGTAACCACTGAAAAAGCTTGTTTTGACCAATGTCAATGCCGTTCTGTTTCAGGATTTTTGCTAATTCACCAATCAGACAAGATGACTTGCTTGCACTTACCGCATCAGCAAAAATCACCTTTGGCTTGTCAGCTTCAATCTGCGCCTCTAGCTTATGCACTTTTTGATCTGCCATCAGTAAGGCTCTTGCCATGATTTTTTCAGGGCTGTTAAAATCTTTTTCAACTTGGATGAAGTATTTGCGTACTTCTTTTCCTTTGTCATTTCGTTGGATCATAGCGATTTCTTTAGCGGCATCTAAATTAAAAACATGCTCAATAAATTCAGATTGATTTCCTTGAGCTGTTACTTTTTTTTGAGTAATAGCTATATAATCAATACCTTCCGAAAAACCATAATCTAACATCCGTTTCAGCCAATCATTATATTTACTTTTAACTTCCAATCCTTTATGTAAGTCTCTAGCACTAACAACCGGTTCGTGATTTTCATTTAGTGTAATATTAACTAATTCGTTCATCCGATTTCCTTTCTATATGATTTAAAATCATGTTTATGATAAAATTTTAAGCCCCGAGAATATCACTGGCTTTCACATTGAAATAGCGACAAAGCTTAATTAGATTTTCACCTTTAATGATCGTTATATCTTTTTCCCATGCGTTGACGGTTTGCGTAGATACACCGATAGCATCCGCTAATTCCTTTTGACTCATCTTGTTTTCTCGCATTCTTAGTTCTGCGATTGTTACATTAGGTTTTGGCAATTTTTTAATCTCCTTTCAATTGTTAGATTTTTTAATAGCTTAGCTATAATTATATATTAAATGATTTAAAATCATATGTCAATACTTTAATTGATTTTTTTTCATGTTTTTTTGATTTTTTTACTGTTTTACTTGATATAAAATCATTTCTACTATATAATGTACTTATAAAAAATTGGGAGTAAATAAAATGACAACACATTTCGAAGTTGGCCAAAGAATTAAAAAGCTGCGAGAGAATAAAGGTCTTGAACAATTAGATCTAGCTAGTATGCTTGGTTACAAATCTCAAAGTACGATTTCAAAATGGGAAAGTGGTACAAATCTTCCTACTGGCAAAAATATGATTAAGTTAGCTCAAATTTTTGGAGTTACTAGTGATTATATTTTAGATGGAGAAACTGAAGAAAAAGAAATTCCATCTATCGACCTTTCAAATCTACGTGAACGTGTTGTAATGTTTGATGGAAAACCCCTATCAGACAATGATGTCGAAAAAATAGAAGCTATCATCAAGCTCTCGTTAGGGGTTGGGAATAGTGAAGATAAATGATATTTTGGAAGAATACAAGATAGAATTATTTACATTTCCTGAAACAATGTGGGAACGTTCAGGGTTTTACTTTCCAGATATACGGACTATATATGTAAATCAAAATCTATCTGATTTAGAAAAAGAAAAAGTAATATTGCATGAAATTGGGCACATTAATCATGATCCAAAACATTATGCAAGATTACTTACTAAGTATGAAAATGAGGCTGACCGCTTTATGGTTAGAGAATTATTGAGAGAATACTTACTTAACAATGACATATATGATTTTAATTGGTTGCAGTTTGCTAATACCTACAAAATTTCAACAACTTGGGGTCAGCAAATGATACAAGAAGAATTCAAAAACTTAATTTAACAAAAATGTGCAAGGCCTGAACCACAATAAAAGCTGGCAGGAGAAATATATTATGAAAAAATTAATTTCTTTAGGATTAATTTCATTGTCTGCAACATTGCTAGTTGCTTGCTCTAACAATTCTTCTAGCACCTCTGATGCTAAAAAAGATGATAAAACAGTGCAATCATCAAAACCATCAGAAGCGAAAAAGGAAGAACCTAAGATCCCAATGGAATATAAAACAGCTCTTACAAAAGCTGGGCAATACCTTGATACTGTAGGAATGTCTAAAGCTGGTTTAGAAACTCAGTTAATTGACATTGAAAAATTCTCCCCTGAAGCTGCTAAATATGCTGTTGAAAATGTGAAAACAGACTGGAACCAACAAGCTCTAAAAAAAGGTAAAGACTACGTAAAAACTGTTGCTATGTCACCTGAAGCCGTGAGAGAACAATTAGTAACATTTGAACATTTTACTCAAGAGGAAGCTGATTTTGCGGTAGCTAACTTAGATAAATAAATAAAAAAACCCCACGCTCTCAAAGTTTGGCGACTCTGAGCGTGGGGCAAAGCAACAAGAAAGTATTTTCAAAAGTTAGTCACTTTTGAAGTCTTTTCTTGTACTCATTTTATCATTTTTTAGAGAATTTTAAAAGAGGTACAAAAACAATGATTACAACAAATAAGGTAGCTATCTACGTCAGAGTATCGACAACAAATCAGGCTGAGGAGGGATACTCAATTGATGAACAAAAAGACAAACTGACTAGCTACTGCAATATCAAAGATTGGTCAATCTACAATGTCTATACGGACGGTGGTTTTTCAGGTTCAAATACTGAGCGCCCAGCCCTAGAGCAACTGATCAAGGACGCTAAAAAGAAAGCTTTTGATACTGTTTTAGTCTACAAATTAGACCGCCTAAGCCGTAGCCAAAAGGATACACTTTATCTGATAGAAGATGTATTTATCAAGAATGATATAGCTTTTCTTAGCTTGCAGGAGAATTTTGACACCTCCACCCCTTTTGGAAAAGCTATGATAGGCCTATTAAGCGTATTCGCTCAGCTTGAACGTGAGCAAATCAAAGAACGTATGCAGCTAGGCAAACTAGGCCGAGCTAAGTCAGGAAAACCTATGATGTGGGCTAAGGCGGCTTATGGTTACAATTACAACAAAGAACGTAGCGAACTAATAGTAAATGAATTAGAGGCAATCGTTGTCAGAGAAATATATCATCTCTATTTACAAGGGATGTCAATCACTAAAATAAGAGACAGGATAAATGATAAATACCCCAAAAAGCCAGCCTGGCATTATAGGATAATCAGAGGAATTTTAGATAACCCTGTTTATTGCGGTTACAACCAGTATCTAAATCAAATTTATCCAGGAAACCATGAGCCTATTATCTCTGAGGAGGTCTACAACAAAACTCAGAAGGAACTCAAGATAAGACAACGGACAGCGGCTGAATACTTCAATCCTAGACCATTTCAAGCAAAATATATGTTATCAGGTATTGCCCAATGTGGTTACTGCTACGCTCCTCTAAAAATAATAATGGGAATGGTCAGAAAAGACGGTACTAGATATATCAGATATGAATGTTATCAAAGACACCCTAGAAAAACCAAAGGCGTGACTGTCTACAACAATAACGAAAAGTGCCACTCTGGAGCTTATGAAAAACACGTTTTAGAGTCCTATGTACTTCAGGAAATCAGTAAGCTACAGAATGATGTTAGCTACATTGATGAGCTCTTCTCAGATCCTGATACTGCCTCTATAGACCGTGAAAGCTATCAAAAGCAAATAGACAGCCTCACTAACAAGCTAAAGCGACTCAATGACCTATATATAGATGACCGTATCACACTAGAAGAACTGAAAGAAAAGGCCCTTGAATTTACAACTACTAGAGCACACCTTGAGACTGAGCTAGAGAATGACCCTGCCATTAAACAACAAGAGAAAAAAGAGCACATGAGGCAGGTGCTCAAAGCTGAAGACATTCTTAGTATTGACTATGAGCAACAAAAAATATTAGTAAAAGCCTTAATCAATAAGGTTCAGGTCACGGCTGAGGCTATCGTTATCAAGTGGAAGATATAA